TAACTCCGTGGGAAGGCTCACGCGCAGTCTTTAAGACGGCATACGCAAAGGCGCGCAGAGAGTACGGAACTAATGGCGTTATAGAAGCCAAGATGATGGAGATCTTCTTCGGTCAACTTGACCATGAGAAGAAGGTTAAGGACTCTGATATGGTCTGGCGATTATTCTTGAAGAACTTCGGCAGTCTGCACATTGCTGCTCAACAGAGCACAAGCGCTCCTGAAGAAGTAACCAAGGCTAAAGACGTATCTAAGCAACAGTTGGAGAGGTTTTAATGTTTAAGTTAGACGACTTAAAGATACGGCGCAAGGCTTGGGTCAAAGCCGCAAACATAAATCCAAACCGACTTGGCTGGTTGCTAGATGATTGCACTGTTATTCATTCAGATGATCGTAAGAAGATTGACGTCTGGATGGATGCGCTAGAGCGCGGAGAAGTTGTCCGCTCTGCTGGGAACTCTAGATGCGGTAAAGGTTTACTGCTTTGGGGTGAGCCCGGTCACGGTAAAACTACTTTGGCTCTATCCATTATCCAAGAGATCATGACACGTTTCCCTATCGAAGCCTTTGATGTTAAAGAGGGTCGTGTACTTATTCGTCCTTGCTACTTCATTACTTTCAACGACATACTTAACCTTAAAGGTCAGTTAATGGATGAAGCAGATGACGAAACTCAAATTTTATATCAAGGTATCTTGGGTGACTGCCCAAACGATTCATACAACATACGTGTACTGATCATTGATGATCTTGGTAAAGAGCACGCTTCTTTATCTGGTTGGCAGAAAAGTATGTTGCATCATGTGTTGCGCACACGATTCAACAATGGATTGCCTACTATTGTTACCACGAACATTTCGTTAGACAACTGGGGCTATGTATACGGGGATGCTACGGAGAGTTTTGCTCACGAGTCATTCTTGTACTTACCCATTGAGACTTCGGATCTAAGAAAGTGAGCCGTGCAATGACTACCAAGCTTATCCAGGTGTTTCTGAGTCAGACTCAGACCCCTGGGCCAGGTATCTATGAGGTATCAGGCGATGAGACTGGGACGCTTTATTGCACTTGCCCGGGCTTTAAAGGCCGTAGTACCTGCAAGCACTCACGCTTTGTTAAGTCTCGCATTGATAGCAACAATGGCACCTATCCACTTGAGATCTCAAGCCGCGCCACTGAAGAGGACGCCGCTAAAGCCAAGAAGTCAAGCAAAGACTTCAGAGAGTTTGTTATCAAGTACGGAAGGATTGAGGTCTACTAAATGCGGAACGGGGACATCAGCAATGAGCTCCCCAAGCGAATACTCGTTACAACAGACGCGTTTTCAATTGTGGAATCAAGCATCACTAAACGGTTTAAAGTAATACCAAAGGTAAATAAAGAGCTGAAGATACGTAAAGATATCCTCAGCCGCTTCTACCTGTTCACCTCTCGTCAAGGGGTTACTCTTGAACTAATCTCTTATGCAATTGACGATGCTGGTCTTGAAGAACTAATGCTTACGCTAGATGCCATGGGTACTAATCCATTTCGTTACTCAAGAGCGTATGAGTCTATTGATGAGGTTGTAAAAGACTTACCTTATAGACCAGAAGTTATTGGTGTTATTGATCTGCCAAAAAATCTGCTACGTTACGGGCACTGGGGAATGGACTTTAACTATCTATGAATAACGAATCGTACCTACTAAGCAAGGTCATTACTGATAAGCGCATTGGCTATGTATTAGAGCGCGGTATTAGCGATGAGTGGTTCTCAGACACTACAGATAAGAACATCTATAAGTTCTTACAACACCATTACACGGAGTATCAAGAGGCTCCCAGCCTAGAAGTTATTCAAGCCAACTTCCGTAACTATGAACCGATTGAAGTAGAAGACTCTATTGACTACTTCATTGACAAGTTAGTAGAAGGCCGCCGCAAGTCTTTAATCATTAACACCATGATTGACGCTAGTCAGGCGCTTGAGTCTAAGAAGCCCGAGTCTCACGAAGATGCCCTCATTAAGTTGCAACAAGGCTTTGCTCTTCTAGAGCAGACTGGCCTAGGTTCTACAACTGATCTTGAGATTAGACATGCTGCTAAGTCAGCTATGGAAGAGTACGTGAACCGTAAGAACAGCCCTGGATTGTTAGGGCTACCTACAGGATTCCCTACTATGGACGCCTCTACTTCAGGACTACAACCAGGCCAACTAGTAGTTATCGTTGCGCCGCCTAAGACAGGTAAGTCAACGCTTGCCCTACAGATTGCTATTAACTGTCACCTCAATGGTCACAAGCCTATGTTCATGTCCTTTGAGATGAGCAACAACGAACAGAAGACTCGTTACTACGCTATGCGCGCTCGCATCTCCCACAGGCGCCTTATGACAGGAACACTTACTCTTGAAGAAGAGCAGCGCTATGAGCGTATTGTTAACAGCATCCAGACTATGAATGATGACTTCTGGTTTACAGACTCCTCTAGCGGTCTGACCGTTAGCGCAGTAACTAGCAAGATCCAAGGTAAAAACCCTGACATTGTTTTCATTGATGGTACCTACCTTATGTTTGATGAGGTAACTGGTGAGTCCAATACTCCACAGGCTATTACTCAGATTACTCGTAACCTCAAACGTCTTGCTATGAAGATCAACAGGCCTATTGTTATCTCTACTCAAGCGCTTTCATGGAAGATGAAGAAGGGTCAGGTTAGCGCCGACTCTATTGGCTACTCATCTTCCTTCCATCAAGACGCTGACGTTATCTTTGGTCTTCAGCGTGAAGACGAGAACGTAGATGACACTCGTCTGCTTCGTGTTATTGCTAGCCGTAATTCAGGTCTTAGTGAGGTATCCCTTATGTGGGACTGGAACACTGGCGCCTTTAGAGAGATGGACAATAACGACCTATGACCGTTGAAGAGATGGAAGAGACACTTGCTGATCTTGGAATCAAGATCATTGGCACACGAGGTTGGGAAGTTCAGGGAGAGTGCCCAGCCCACGAGGAGCGAACAGGTCACCCTGATCGCAATCCTTCTTGGTATATCAATGCTGACTCTGGCGCGCACATCTGTTTTTCTTGCGGATTTAAGGGCAACCTATACTCACTGGTTGCTTACGTTCGTGGGGTGCCACTAGACCAAGCAACCGACTGGGCAAATACCAACCTCAACTTGGTAGCGCGTCTTATGCGCTTAACTGAACCAGAGAAGAAACAAGAAGAAGAGACAATAAGAGTTACTGAGTCAATGCTTGGAGCTTTTGTAAACGTACCTGATGAGGCTTTGGTTGCTCGAGGCCTTACACGTGAGGCAGCTAACCTGTATGGAATTAGATGGGATCGCCACCGCGGTAACTGGATCATTCCTGTACGCCACGTTTACGGCACACTACTAGGCTGGCAAGAGAAAGGGTTTAGTACCCGTTACTTTAACAACCACCCAAAGGGTATGAAAAAGGGCAAAGCACTCTTTGGTTATCAACAGTATAAATCGGGTGACATGATTGTTGTTGAGTCCCCATTAGACGTTGTACGCTTGGCTTCAATAGGTATTACTGGTGGTGTTGCGACCTTTGGCTGCGCCATTACCATTGAACAGCTAAGCGCTATACGAGGAGCAGACCGGATTATCTTTGCTTTAGATAACGATGAGGCTGGAAGAGTGGCTTCTAGAGACATGATCACTCGTTGCAGAGAACTAAAGGCTGAGGCGTGGTTCTTTAACTATAAAGACATTGATGTAAAAGACGTGGGGGCTATGAGCCGCTCAGAAGTAGTACTAGGATTACAGAACGCACAGCACATGATTCGTGGAGAGAGGGCTATTGCATGATCATCGGTCTAACAGGATTTGCCAGAAGCGGTAAAGATTCAGTAGCTAGAACTCTTGTAGAACAATATAAGTTTACGCGTGTGGCATTTGCCGATCCTATTAGAGATCTTTTGTTAGAACTAGACCCTATATTAGATAAAGGTAATCGGCTTAGTTCATTAGTTACTGAGTATGGATGGGAGATTGCTAAGTCTCAATCAGAAGTTCGTCGTTTACTGCAGACTTTAGGTGTAGGGGCTAGATCTATTATTGATCAAGAGATTTGGGTGATTAAAGCCCTACGTAGTATGTCTGACAATAAAAACTATGTTGTTACTGATGTTCGTTTTAAAAATGAAATGATTGCTCTTAAATTATCCGCCGCTCAAATTTGGCGTGTAGAGCGTCCAGGTGTAGGTGCTATTAATAACCATGTCTCTGAGTCTGAAATGTCGACCTTTGAGGTTGATCAGACCTTTATAAATGACGGTTCTCTTGAAGACCTTGAAGCAATGGTTAAAGCTCGTATGGTAGGTTTGCTTGTATGACTTTTACAGGGACGCTTCTCCCTTATCAACCTGAGGCAGTAGATCGCATGTGCGACCGCTCTAGCATGTTGGTTGCCTATGACCTCGGGCTGGGTAAAACTGTCATCACCATAGCCGCCATAGAACGCCTTATGGATGAGCGGAAAATTGATGAGCCAGGCCTTATCATTTGTTTATCCTCACTTAAATACCAGTGGGCTAATCAGATTGAGAAGTTTACAGATGGCACTTCAAGAGCTTTGGTCATTGATGGAACCCCGGCTAAAAGAGCAGCGCAATACGAAGAGGCTTATGATTGGCGTAACTCTGGGGTTGATTACATTGTTCTTAACTATGAACAGGTGGTCAACGACTGGAAGTTCGTCGAAAGACTCCCTAGAGGATTTGTAGTATTAGACGAAGCAACGGCTATTAAGTCGTTTAAGTCTAAGCGCTCTAAGCAGGTTAAGAAGCTAATCCAAACCCCTTATCGCTTTGCTCTTACAGGTACACCTATTGAGAACGGCAAGCCAGAAGAGCTTTATAGCATCATGCAGTTTGTTGATCCAACAGTTCTGGGTCGCTTTGATATCTTTGACTCAGCTTTTATTGTCCGCAATAGCTGGGGTGGGGTTGATTACTACCGCAACCTTTCCACTCTTCATACC